AACACAGGCAACAGATGGTGATGCTTTCTCCTTCTCTGCTACATACAGTCAAGGTGATGCTGTTCCTTCTGCTGCTGTAACAACAGGAGATACACCAAATTTCTCTAATGTTACTGCTTACACAGCAGGTACTGCTGGATCACTAGCAGGTACGATTGATAATGCTCACACAATGGCATTGACTGCTGGTGGAGCTGGTTCTAGTGCTACAGGACAATTCGTTACGGAAATCACTGTTATCGACTGAGGTTAAATAGTCATGAAAAGACTACTTTTCGTGGCGTTATTGTTAGGATCGCCTGCAGTGCAAGCGGTCCCCGTGGTCCCGAACTTCACACAGGGCTCCATGACTAGCCACACAGAGACGACACAAAAGATCACAGAAACCATCAATTCGATGGACTATAGCACAGGGTATCAATACTCTGCTACAGGAAGTGGAGTGAATGCATCTGGTAACTTATCACCAGGGACAGGAACAAATAATGTAACTATTAATGGAGTGAGTTCGACATGGACAGGCGTCAACAACAAACCAACATTCACACAGACGACACCAGGAGCAGCGTTTCAGTTCACAGAAACTTACTCAGGCCCTGGTTTGCAAAATCATACGATTATCCAAAGAACAACCGAGGTTACAAGCGTAACAGACACCACAAGTATCTTCTCCCAGTAACCATATGTCTAACATCAATTGCGACTGCCCCTGCCACTCTGGCGGAGACTGTAGGGGGTGTAAGTGCAACAGCAAGTCCAATCGCAAATAGCTCAGGCTCAGTGACCAATCAGGCTGTGCAAGTTTTGCAGGGCCCATATATCACCAATACTTACGGCGGCGGGATTCAGTGTCAAGGACCCACTCGCAATTTTACTCCCTATGTAACAGGAACTGCTTCTGCTTCTAAACCATATGAGCCCCATTACATGGACCCCGTATATGATATTACCGATAATTTCGGTGCTTTCGATGCAGATGGCAATCCAATAGGAGATGGTGTTTTAGACAACCCAGGAGACATTCTTTTCAGAAAGAAAACAAGAACTGGACAAAAAGATAACTACAGTCTAGGTGTTGGTTTCTCTATGACATGGAGTACACCAACTGATAAAAAGTTGCAAGACCTGTGTAAGAAAGCTGCTACAACACAAATCGAATTACAACAACAAATTACTGCCAATAAACGGTTAGATTTTGAGATCGCTAGACTCAAAAATTGTGGCGAATTAATGCAGAAGGGAATCATGTTCCACCCCAAGAGTCGTTACTATAAAGTATGTGCTGATGTGGTAGTAATGAATAAGAATGATATTGCACCACACAGACATACGATCCCATCTACTTCTTCGTCTTCGGACCAACCCGAAGAGCGCGAATCGCAGCATTCCTCTGACGCTGCTCTACTCGGCGGTCCCGTAAGGACTGGGGTTTCAATTTCTTACCCCTGATAGAAGCAATCTTCTTCAGGACTTTCTTCACAGTAGGTTTAATCACCTTAAGAAGAATATCTGCAAAGGGTTTAGCAATCAGTGCAGATGTGGTAGCAACCACAGCAATGCCTCCAGTAGTTACCACAACTTCTACTGGGGGCAATCCATTTATGGCTTGTTCAATGATAGGTACATCCTCTACAATACGTAGACATTGACCAGCAGGAGACAACTCATACCCTGTAATAATTTTTCTACCACCATCAAATATAAACCCTAATGGTTCCTTTGATAGTTGTTCATCAGTAGGACACTCTCTGATTACAGGCGATATTTCTGGAGATTTTGGTATTTTAGTTTGAGGTGTACTGTTATCAGTTGTTTCTTTTTTTGACCCGTCCATTTTCATTTCTGGGATGGGACGTTCACCAGTCATTTTTAATTTTTTCTTATTGTAGTCCATCGGATTAAATGATGGCACACCTGCATCACAGAACACCTTGACTCCTTTAGGATCGTCTTCATTGATCTTAAAGTTATCTTTTTCGTTTACTTCGTGCGCTTCTACACACCCAGGCATGTCCACAATAGGCACACCGATCTGTGTGGTCACAGGGTAGATTGGAGGGACGACAGGAGTCCTAGGTTCTGGAGCAACCCATATATCAATAGGTCCAACATCCAGAGCCCTGACTTTAATTTCAGGAATATCCATTAGATACCAGGAATTACACCACCAGTTTGTTTAGGAAGTTCGGGTGGTTTAGGAATAACAGAATCTAACATTCCTGGGAGAGCGTTACTAACGCCTTCTACAGCAGCTTTAGTAACTTTATTGATAGCGTTCTCTACGAGAACATCTTTTTGTGTATACAAATAAACACCGCCGCTGACCACACCAAGAGAGGTGAGACCAGACAGCAGTGCTACAACATTAATTAATTTTTGCATCTTTAGAGTCCTCTTTTTTCACTTCGTCATCTTTTTTCTTTGTTGCCTGAACGCCAAAAGTCGCCAGCGTGCCCGTAAAGACACTGGCTATGAAAGTTGGATCGATCTGTTTCTGTTGTAGCCCAGGAATAGTTACATAATTAAGTGTAAGAATTGCTGCGGACCACGATAGAATAACAACACGCACCAATGCGGACAGACCTTCGTCCGCCCAGTCAAACTTTTCCTTCTTAGGCTTATCCTTTCCAGGAGTTTCCATGAAAAATTTGTAAGGCAGTTTTATTTATTAAATACACCTCTTGGATACAGGAGTCCAGTAACAGGTCTCTTAGGAGGAACTGCATCCTTTGTCTTACTATCAATATTAAAATTGCCAAGACTAATTGTCTGATTAGTCGTATCAATACCAGGGAACTGTGGCATTTGAGTTCCCTGTTTTGCATATTTTAAAGTATCAAGGCATGGTACTGCAGGATCAATAGCATTAAAAGTAAAATCTGCTCCTGTATATACGTCAGAATAATCCATCAGACCTTCCTCCCGCAGAATAGAACTCCTCTAGTCACATTATCAGTAGTCATATTATATGATCCAGCAATAACAGTGTAGATTTCCGATGGACTAACTGTAACCGTATCGCCCTGTTGGATATTTGCATTGACGGATCCATAATAGAACTGAATCATTACAAAATCATCTGGTAGATAATATGGAACAGGCATCAATGAAGCATTAATGGGAAGTCCTTTCAAAACTGCATTGGAATCTACGACAGATCCAACACTGGTATTATCAACATCATCTACCGCATCCCAACGTCCATTTCTCCATGGACTATCGGCTTCATTCCTGTAATAAGTATGGATATTAGATCCATTATAATTATTTTCTCCACTAGTATTGTGAGGATGTGTCATCGAGTTATAGTACGTCTCAACATACCTAACGTCTCTACTATAGTTGTGATTATAATGCGACTTACTATATCCCATCTCTGCCGAACCACGAGCAGCTATTTGTGTATTGCTGCTGCTTTGTGTTCCATTTAAAAAAGTTCTAAAACTGATCCATGGATTATCGGTAGCAGTATTATCTTCTCGGAGGATTTGAGTATGACCGCTTAAGAACACATGGTCAAGATCCCAGAGGTTTGTAGTAAATTTATGTAAGAAGAATGTACCAAACGTATTGCCATTAATATTAGTAGAAGATAAAGTTGGAGATCTAAAAGATAAAACTGCAAAGTTTGGATCAATACCAGACCTAAACACATTCAAATCTAATTGGAATGTAGTATTGTTTCCTGTTTCAATAGCCCAAGAATCAGTTCCAGTAGCAGTATAATATGCCCAACTCGTATCATGTATAGAAGACGACGATTTAGCGTCGAGATAACTTGAAGCTGAGAATGGAGCAGCATCTTGTGTAACATCTACACCCTCAATACCACCCCATCTATAAGCATAACCATGTCCCATATCCCAGTCATGAGCACCATTCCTAGTACCATTAGGATTGCTACTAGAATCAGTAGGCTCGATAGTATCACTGTAGTTAAATGGGAAGAAGTATGGGCATGAACCCATACACACTTCACTAGTGTCATTATTGTAGATTTGGAATCCAGTATAAGTAACTCCTTTTTTCTTTCCAGATTGAATCACATTTCTCACGACCCCAGATGGATAAGTTAGATTACTTCCCAATAAATCCTTATAATAATATCCAGTTGTAGTTCCAATGACTGGATAAGTTACGTCATTATCTTGTGCTGGTTGGACAATAATATTAGTTTGTTCATACGCTCCAGATCCAAGATAATAGTTTGTATCACGCAAAGCATATTCTCCAGCCTGTCCTCTTAGAGGAGTCCAGACAAGCTTTTGCCCAACACCATTATTATAATATGCAGATTGTGCAGATTGACCTTTAACGTTGGCAACACCCTGTTGGCTTATATCATCGGCAAGAATATCATGTGTTCCCCTAATAATATAAAGATTGAATCCAGAAAAAGTTCCATCATTACTAAAAGTAATGGTATCTCCTTCTTTAATAGTAATGGTAGTATACGCACCAGAAACTACACCATTTCTATCGTTTCCTGCAACAGCAAAATCACCACTATTAGTATGAGTACAAGAAATTGCATATGATACTCCACCATTAATAGCGGAGTGAACATATGGATATAAAACCAGATCCTGTCCTACTGGAGCACCAATACTCTCTGCTGGAATTGTAATTAGTTCTCCACCAGTATATCCATATCCACTATGGTTAACAGCAACTTCCCACAACGCGCCACTACTATTACGATGACAAGAGAAAATAGCTCCTGTTCCCACTCCACTATGATATCCCTCTACATTATAGAGTTTATATCTCTCATCATAATTAGTACCACCACCAAGGTGAGTTTTTATACCAACGATATATCCACCCTGATCGTCTTGACTGTGCCATCCCAATCCAGTAAAGGCATCCTCAAGTTGGTTGATAACATCGGCACCTGACCAGACACCTACGTTATTGATATTTTTTTTGTAAACTGCGGTTGTAATTGCCATTGTATTCTTATGCCTCCAGTTGAAGAATGGTGAGGTATGCGGTTATGGATTGAGAAGAACCAGATAGGTTCTGAATTGAAACATACATTGTAGTATCGGGAGGATCATTTAAATTACCACCCATCACAAAGGGACTCATAATTTGTGAAGTAGAGAGACCAGTTGTAACCACCTCAACGATTACTCCAGCCCCTGGCAATGGATCTTCGCCAACACTTCTAAAGGCATCTGCATCTCTGGATGCACTATCAGTATATAGTCTTAACCAAGCAGAAGTGGACAATCCAACTTTCATCAAGGTGTAAGCCTTGAATCCAATAATATCAGTGTATGCGACTGCAACGTTTGGTATGATAGTTGTCACACCAACCTTGACTTGTCTCTGCCTTAGAGATCCACCAGATGCAGAGATGGTAGCAATACCAGAAGCAACATCAAAGTCAACGTCAATTCCAGTGCCTGCATTGACAGTCTTTGCAGCACCAACAACAAACCCATCATCCTTGAGGTTAACACCTTCTCCTGGTTGAGCAGGAAGATTTAATAGATTTGAACCATCAAGTGCTGGCAGTTGTCCAGTCAGAGATCCAGAAGGAACATTAGTAAGTCCACTTGCAGATCCACTGAAAGATGTTGCGGTGACAATACCAGATGTATCAAGACCATCTTGTGTAAGAGTTAAACCAGTACCAACATAGGCTTTGGATCCTAGTGTTGACTCACCATCAACTTGGAGGTTTCTATAGATTCTTACCAGTCTGTCTGGGTTACCTCCAGCACTGTAAATCCGTAGTGCCTCTCTAGTTATATCAGGGATTCCAGGGTCAGTAGTCTTGAATAAAATACTTCCTGCATCTCCAGGGGAATCGGTTCCCTCAAAGTTAGTAATCTCAAGGACTTTTGGAGTTGCTTCATATGCAATTCTAGATTTGTCACCTTGGAAGTTAATCGTTGCAGCAACACCAACTGGTTTAGGACCAAAGTAGGCATCACCTTCTACATTTAGATTGCCGTAGAGATATACATTTGAAGTTGTATTAATTCCAACTCCACCACCATTACTCCAGTAGTTTGGAGCACCAGTTATGGTTGCAATACCTCCTCCAAGTGTGGCTCCGATATTATTTCCAAAGTTTACAGTAGCAGCGACACCAATAACAGATCCATTATTTCGGATCTCAACACCCTGACCTGTTGCAGTTACATTGGTAAGTAGAGAACCATCAAGAGCAGGTAGTTGTCCTATAAGGTTAGAAGCATTCAGTGTTCCATATAGTCCCGTTGCGGAAACAATACCAGCAACGTTCAGAGTCTCATTAAGAACTGTGGTATTAATACCAACTCTACCTTGACTATTAATAAACTGTCTTACAGTTCCCTGTCCATCAGAAAAAACAATATTTTTACTTGATGTTGTAATATCAATGTCAGAATTTTGTCCTGAGAAAGCACCAATAACAACGTTATAATCACCCGTCGTAATATTCTGTCCTGCACGATCACCTAGAGCGATGTTGTAGGATCCATCGTTGGTGTTGTATAGAGAATACTCACCAATACCAATATTATGTCCAGGAGAACTGCTGGTTATATTGCGAATGGCTTGATCACCAACACCAATGTTTCTTAATGACTCTGGTATAGGAGCATTACCCAGTTTGATATTAGTTCCGCCAGGAATATCAATTCGTCCACCACTTAAGGTAGTGATTCCAGATACCACAAGGTTATCAACATCGACTCCACCCATGAAGTTAGAGTTTCCTCGGACCTCTAGGGCAGTTCCAACTGCAGCAAAGGTAGTTCCAATACCAACAGATGTGGTTGTTCCCAATCCAACAGGACCAGCAGACCACTTACCTGTACCACCAGAAGAGTTTACAGTTGCAATTCCACCTGTGATCTGAACGGATACGTTCTCCCCTGCATCAATATGAGTAATGATACCACTCAATCTAGATCCATCACCAAGGTAGGATCCAAATACCGTTACGCCAAGTCCAGTCGTTTCAAACTTTTTAGTAACACCATCATACAGTTCAACAGATCCATCGGGATTGAATATTGCAGATGGGTTGCCACTTAAATCTCTAATAGCAAGAGGACTGTTGCCTTCAAATCTCAGTTCACTGCCATTATGATACTGTTGTATCTGTTGGGTAGAACCGAACTTGACTCGAATTAAGTTATCTAATAAGAGACTTCCCGTAGAAGCAGGCGCAATTTTAATATTGCCATATACTGTTAGAGCTTCAGTAATGGTAGTTGTACCAATACCAACAGCTGTTGTGGTAGTAAGTCCTAGATTACTCTTACTCCAGTATGCAGTACCATATCCAGCAGCAATCTGTGTAAGAGCAATAGCAACATTACTAATACCAGTAATCTTTCCTTGAGAGTTTACTGAAATCTGTGGAACTGTATAGTCATTACCATATGTTCCCTGACTAGCAGAGGTTAGATTGGTAAGTGCTCCACCATTTCCAAAGAACTGGTTGGCGGTGATAACACCAGTAATATTCAGACTTGCATTGCCATCTAGAGAATTTGCAATGTCTGCTCTATTTGCTCTCGGTGCAACAACCTGTTGAGAGTAGGAGAGGATAGACCAACTATCACCATCGATACCTACAATCCAGTCACCAGAGTAAACACTAGAAATTCCAGGGTTGGTATACGTTGCAATACCAACGTCAGCACCACCCTTAGATACAATGAAGTAATCACCAGTATTGATACCAACACTAGGAAGTGTCAGACCAATTCCAAGTCCAGGTCTCCCTTGACCCACAATGGTCAGACCAGTTACAACACCCGCGACGGCATCATAGAAACCAACGATATTCAGGTTAGTTCCTAGAGAATTGATCTGTGCTTGTAAGACACCAACGTCAACAGCAGTCGAAATACCTGTTAATTGAGATCCATCTCCATTAAAAGATGTAGCAGTAACGATGCCACCAACAACATTGATACCATTGGCATCAACAGTCTTGGTTAGGAATCCCGCATCGTTAGTAAAGCTGGATAGAGCTGTGGGTGTATTGGTTAGATTTAAATAATTTCTATAGTAAGAAGGCGACTGATTATCAAAAAGAGTCGCATTAGTTGCAATTCCAGATACGTCCGCAAACCTAGCAGTATCTACTCCAGTGATTGAAGTTAAGTTTGTTCCATCACCCAGAGCAGTATAGATGTCGGTAAAGTTTTGGTTTACCTTGATCGCTCCTTGTCTCAGAGTATCGCCTGTGCCGTCGTTGCTGGTTTGACCAGTGTTAATTAACTGAATAGGCATTATCGACAGGGATCAACACATATTAAGTATTTATCAGCTGTCTCTGCCGTACTTGAATTTCATTGCTCCTAGGAACCAAGCATCAGTGAGAGACTTGGGTCCTTTCATTAATACTTCCAGTTGTCTTTGTGGAAGATTTGGATCCTGTAGGGCCCTCTTCTTCCACTCAGGCAGTTCCGTCATAATTGGAATCCAGCAAAGGCATTTTTCTTCATGTCTTGTTTGATACCACCAACAATGTAAGATTCTACTTCTGTCTCTTGTGGTGCAACCTGAAGACCCTTAGAAGAGATCCAATGTTGCGTCCAAGGAAGTGGATTATTCTTTGCTGCGACATCATACTGTGGTTTGAGTCCAATTGCCTTTAGACGACGATTTGCGACCCACTCAACATACTTCTGAAGTAGTTTGTCATTTAAACCAATCATAGATCCATCTTTGAAAAGATACTCAGCCCAACGCTTCTCCTCACTGACGGCATTATCAAACATTTTATACGTCCACTCTTCCTCTTCCTTCATGATCTGTTTCATTTCAGGATCATCACCTTGATTCCACTTGTTCAGAATATTCTGAGTGATTGCCAAGTGTTGATTCTCATCTCTTGCAATGAGGGAAATGATTTTAGCGGATCCCTCCATAAGTTTGAGTTCACCAAAGGCAAAACTACAAGCAAAACTAACATAGAATCGAATACCCTCAAGAACGTTAACATTTGCAATTGCTCTATAGAGTTTTCGTTTGAGTTCATACTTGCCTTCTAATGCATAGGGAACGTCTTCCAAAGCATGTTTCCAATCATTAGTAGCATCATAATGATGAGCACTTTGAATGAAATCATTATATCCCTCTGTAACACTTGAGGCACGTTCTAGGATGCGTTCATCGGTCACGATCTTATCAAATACATCGGAAGGATCTGGATAGACGTTCTTGATGATGTAGGTGTAGGATCGACTGTGGATCATTTCCATGAATCCCCAGACCTCCATACATGCCTCTAACTCAGGTAAGCTGCAGTAAGGAATAAAAGCCATCCCAGGACCACGCCCTTGAATGGAGTCAAGCATAATCTGGTACTTGAGATTAGAGGTATAGATATGCTTTTGTTCTGGGCGAAGTGTTTGATAATCCCCACGGTCTTTCTGCAGCGAAACTTCTTCTGGTCTCCAGAAGTATCCTAGTTGTTGTGTTGTAAGTTTATCGAATACTGGGTATTTGTATGAGTCGTATCTCTGGATTCCTAAGGGTTGTCCGAAAAACATTGGTTGTTTTTTAGTATCTACTTGTTCGGTATTAAAGACCGTCATACCTTGAATACTATCTTTCTGGGTGAGTTTAAACTGCACAGCTGTCACAAGCTTCCTCCTCTGCTGAACTTAATTCTTGAATCAATTCGTTAAGTTTATTTTGTTTTTCATCTGAGACCTCATCGGTCTTATTATCATAAGTATTTTGATAATATGAAGTCTTCCACCCGTACTTATATGTAGTTAATAGATCATTTGCCATAACAGAAACGGGGACTTCATTATTGGGATAATTTTCTGGATTGTAACTCCAGTTACCAGAAATTGCCTGGTCAAAGAACTTCTGCATCACAGCAACAATATTGATATACCCACTATTGTCAGGCATATCCCACAGAAGACTGTAATTATTTTTAAGAGTTTGGTATTGCGGGACAATCTGTTTAAGCGGTCCCTTCTTGCTCTTCTTAACGGACAGATACCCTCTAGGTGGCTCGATTCCATTTGTTGCGTTTGACACAACGGAACTGCTCTCCGATGGCATCTGAGCAGACAGTGTTGAGTGCCGTAATCCGTGCGTGGTGATAGATGATCTAAGAGATTCCCAATCATGTTGGAGCTCCTGGGTAGTAATTTCATCTACATCAGTTTTATATGTATCAATAGGGAGTAAACCCTCATAATATTTTGTTCTTGGGAAATCAACACAAGCACCCTTCTCTCTAGAGAGTTGATTAGATGCCTTCAGTAGATAATATTGGAAACTCTCCGTGAGTTTGTGAACCGCATCCCAAGCGTCCTGTGAGTCGTATCTCCAGCCGTTCTTAGCGAGATAATGTGCAAGACCGATATAACCTATTCCAAGAGATCTACGACCCATTGTGGCAAGTTCTGCAGCCTTAACTGGATACTGCTGATAGTCGATCAACTCGTCAAGAGAGCGAACAGAAAGATCACACAGTTCCTCCAATTCTTCCGTATTGCGAAGTTTACCAATATTAATTGCGGAGAGAATACAGAGAGCAATTTCTCCAGAAATATCATCAATGTGTTGAATAGGATCAGTTGGAAGAGTGATCTCCTGACAGAGATTACTCATGTTAATCTTATCAATAAAGGAGGAGTGACTATTACAATGGTCGATGTTCATGATATAAAGACGACCAGTCTCAGCACGTTCTTTAAGGATATCGAGAATTAACTCCTGAGCCTTAACCGTCTTTCTTGGAACTCGGAGATCTTGTTCGTAACCCACATATAGATCATCAAATCGATCAGTGCCGAAAGCATCATACAGACCAGGAACGTTGTGAGGACTGAAGAGAGAAATTTGTCCATCTTGGATAAAACGTTCATAGAACAACTTGGAAATTTGAATAGAATAATCTAGTTTACGAACACGATTATCTTCTGTTCCCTTATTATTCTTTAGGACAATGATGTCTTCGATTTCTTGATGCCAGATAGGAAAGTGGACAGTCGCTGACCCACCTCGGATCCCGTTTTGTGTACAGCATCTGACAGTTGACTCAAACTTTTTGAGGAAGGGGACCACACCTGTGTGTTGAACCTCTCCGTCTCGGATCTTAGCGTTGATGCCGCGGATTCTACCTGCGTTGATACCGATTCCCGCCCTTTGTGCAACGTATTTGCCAATTGCCATATCAGAACTAAAGATGCTATCGAGGGTGTCATCAACATCAACAAGAACACAGCTAGCAAATTGTCGAAGTGGAGTTCGCACTCCCGCCATGATAGGTGTGGGAATGTTGATTTTGTGTGGCAATCAATGCATACATGAACTGAGGAGTCTCATACACCTGACCTGTACTACGATCCTGTACGAGATACTTGTCAATTACCTGACGAAGACCAGCATACGTGAAAAGAAAATCACGTTCATGGTCGATAAAACTATTTACCTTTTCAATTTCTTCGTCGGTATAGTTATCAAGAATTTCTTTATCATAAATTCTCTTTCCAACACCATTATGGATTTGTTCGTGAAGGGGAGGATGATCCCTCATTCCCCCATACAAACTCTTCCTCAGTGCAAATAAAAGAAGTCTAGCAGCTACAAACTGATAGTTTGGATGATCAAGATCAATGAGGTCACTAGCACTACGAATAAGAATCTCTTGAATCTCAGCAGTAGTGATGCCATCATAAAACTGAATTCCAGAATTAATTTCTACTTGACTTGCAGACACTCCCGCAAGACCATCACAAGCAGCATCTACCATCTTGTGAAGTTTTTCCAAGTTAAGAGACTCAATATTCCCACTTCTCTTAACTACCTTAATACCATTGCTCATACTCGTTTCCAGGTCTGTAATTTTAGTTTGGCTTCTAAACCTTGGTAGATATTAGATTCTACCAGATTTTGGACATCTAGTCCAGATAGATACATGTCATTTAAATCTTTCTCAACAACCTCCTTTGGGAAAATAACTACCTTATAACCTTGCTCGGTGGCTCTTGCAATCTTCTCAACAATCTCCTTGTTTCTTGGTTCGTTGTCGTAGACGAATACGAATTGATAATTAAGAGAGCGCAAGTCAACATCGCTACCACACATAGCGATAGCATTTCCAAGGAAATAACTGTCGATGGGTCCTTCGACGACATATACTGGATCCTCAATTTTGATTTTGTCAAGACCAAAAACCTTCGGAGCATCCTCCTCCAGCATGATCGTTATGTACTTGATCTTCGATTTTGGAAGAAGAGCTCTTCCCTGATATCCAATTATCTTTCCATTATACCTAAGAGGTATGATAATGCGTGGTTCGTCATTTGTTACACTATCAAACGTCTGTTTTTGGGTATTAGTCCACTCTTTAAAATTATCGACATAGTACATATCTTCCAGTGCCTGACTGGGAAGTTGTCTATTCTCTTCTAGGTAGGTTCGAGCGGGATGTTCTTTATTTAGGTTTACGACTTTGTTGAGATTTAGCTCTTGTTTCTTCTTGAAAACAGGCTTCTCAAACTTGAATTTGGGTGCAGCCGTATTGGATCTTTTCCCCGTGGCACCACGTTTGTACCTCTCCATGATGTACTGATCATGAATGATTGAATCATGATCTTTCAAAAAGTTGGCAAGAGTTCTCGTAGTTCCACAATTGTGACACTTGAAGTTATAATCGTTCTTTACAATGTAAAGATACCCTCTGGCTTTATTCTTGTGTTTCTGAGAATCCCCACAGTAAGGGCATCTGAAGTTATATAATCCGTTCTTCTTTTTGGCAAATTTAGTAAGTCGAGATGAAATCATCCCGATATATTTGTCATCTACGAAGATCATGAACTAGGGATACCTGTCTCCCTATCATACTTGTAGATATTGAAGGTGTCAAGACTTTTATGACGGGTGGGACCACTTGTAGGATTGCCACAATGGTAGCAAGAACAGCACCAGCACCAATCACAAACTTAGCATTGGTCTCTACTTTCTTTTGAAGAGCAGACACTCTCTGATGGATAGTTTCATTATCCTTTTCGTGCCTTGCTTTCATCTCTTCCAACATACCGATAATCAATTTATCTGCCCTCTCGCTTTCATCAAGTCTGTTTTCGTGGCGCTCTAAAATCACAGCAATCTTATTACTGTTTTCCGAGATAGTCCCGACTGCCTTTTCAAGTTTGTCGAGCATCTCTTTGGAGAGATCTTCATAAATATCCAGTTTTGATTCTAAAACTGCTATTTTGCCAAGACCGAATGCCATTTTACTTTTTGATATCTTTTACTTTTTTGAGTTTCCTCTTCAAAGGTTTAGACATTACAGGATCAAATCCCGCTACGGGACCCTTTTCATCTGCAGCACTTGTGAATCCACCTGTACCAGCGGACATCATTTCTCTCACAACTTTTCGCATGTTTGTGAGTGCTCTATGTTCATTCATAATTGTTTCAGACAATCTAAACAAGTATCATCTAAAGGAACATCATGTAAATGTGATTTTGGATATTCTGGAAATTTACCCAAATAAACGATAAACGTTTTCACCACAGGCCATAACTGACTATCAATTTTATAAAATAGCAAAGGAGTTGCTGCTTCACCAAAAACATTATACAAAATGATAAAATGATTAATCAACAGATGTGCCTTTAACACTCCTGTTGTTTTATATCGTTTGAGCAATCGTTTAATCCATTTGAACCGTTTAAGATCTTCTTCAAAATCTTCTTTGGTTACAGCATGTGGATTCTCATAATTTTTAATTGCAAATATCACATAATTATTTTCATTCAACTCAGTAAATTTCATGAACAATTAAATCAACCTTAATATATATCAACTATCTGCGAGGACAGAATCGTCAGCAGCATCATGTTGCATCGAAGAACTTGCAACAAAGACTTCCGTCTTGGTTCTTGTGTTTCCGTGTGTATCTGTATATGTGGTGATACCAACCCAACCAGCGTGATCTACAGAATAAATGGTAGTTCTTGCAACACCAACTTCCGTTGGATCTGCACCATAAATTTCACTGCCTTCCCAGTTGCTGTCCTTAACCAGAAACTTAGGAGACTCACTGATATTGAAAGATTGTGTGATTCCACTTGTAGAAACACCAGACAATCCAGCAGGACTGTCAAGGGTAAGTTGAGTATTTGAATGAACCGCTTTAATGACCCCACTGCCATAAGCACCCATGGAAATCACTTGACCAGCTTCAACAAGACCAGAGTCGGTGAATGTAGTGCCAGATCCAATAACAACACCCTGATCGGTGATCGTGGTAATGTTACCAGTCGCGTATACAGTATCTTTATTTCCCCAAAGAGACATGGGCTTGTACTCCAATTGTTAACTATGACCTAGATTTATTTATAAAAAAAGAGACCCCGTTCAGGGGTCTCTAAAAAATTAACAACTATGAGAAATTACTCTGCAGGAGATTCTTCTCTTGTAGCAATTGCTTTAGTAACAACTTCTAAGAGTTTATCATCCATATCGGTCTTGGTCAGTTTAACAGCTTTGGATAGAATAAGTAGGCAAATTTCAACTAACTTCTCTCCCAGCTCTTCATTTTCAGGGATCTTGGATACAGCATCAGAAATAATTTTAGATGCTAGTGGTAATAGAAAGGATAACATGACATCAGTTCAGGGGGCACCCTTATTTAGTATCCAAATTATTATCTATAGATTTTTTTAATTGAAGTTTACTGATTTTCCTCATCAACACTTTCATTCTTCTATACCAAAGCCTTCTCTCATCCATTTAGAAATCTATTCCTCCGATTTGGAAGTGTCATTGACATCTTCAAGTTCCTTAAATGCCAAACTCATAATGGTATATATGTAATAAGTAACACCAACTAAAAGAATTACGAGGGATATGATGATACTCCAAGTTACATCATTAACATCTTCTAACGGACGAAGTAATAAATTCATAAGTTATCAAATTTATATTCCAATATTATTCTAAAAAGCCAATCTCTAAGAAACCACAAGTGTTCTTGTTCTTCAGCTGGTCTAGCAGGAGAACCAGGCCAAGTCCTAATAGTTTCTTGAACACAATGGTATAAAAGACGTATGTCCTCAATAGACATATCTATTTTATAATCTGGTTCCTGATTCATGGATTCCTCGGATCAATTCCCAAACTTCTGAGATACTCAATCCACCAGTCGGCGTCCTTTATATATCTCCAGTTAGGAACTTCTTTGCCTTGTTCTACAACATAATATTGATGAAGAGCGTCATCTATAGTCTGTGCGATTTCCATACTCCTCTTCCTCTGAGTCAACATCCTCATACGGGTTTGCCACAAAGGGTCCTCGTTTTCGTAGAGGTTCTTGTCTGACATAATCCTGTTCTGCATTAACGGCTTCAACCCAAACAGCAAGTTTCATCACAATGAAGATGATAATAAGAGGCGTAAAACACCCAACTAAAATTACGGGATTCATTTATGGCTCCTATTAAATGGTTCCCAATGTTGCCACCCATATTTATGAATTAACTGTATTCCTATGATGGGTACACATATAAGGCACCAAGACATAAATCCCAGTGCCCATGGATTTTGCATTATTGATCTAACGATAGGCATCAGCAAGTCCCCAATATATTAAAAATATAATGATTCC